GGTCTATTGGGTGCCTCATTGACCGCGCTGATTTCGATGCTGAACGGCATTGCAGGTACGGTCGAAAAGGAAGAAAAGCCAGAGTTTGAGGTCATCAAGAGCCTTATCACCAAGTTGGACAAACTGGATCGCAAGGAGCAGCCCATGCGTGTAGACGTAGAGGGCGACCATGTAACCGTGACCAAGGGCGATGACGTAGTGAGGGCAAGCAAATGATGACGATGATCAGTACCTTCCTGTCATTCCTTGCGGGTGGCCTGCCAAAAATTCTGTCTATCTTCCAAGACCGGCAGGACAAGAAACACGAACTGGCCCTTGTTGCAGCGCAGCGTGAGCGTGAACTGGCCCTCGCAGAACGTGGCTTTATCGCACAGGCACGGGTCGAGGAAATCAAACTGGAGCAAATCCAGACGCAGACGGCGGGTGAAGAACGCCAAGCCCTGTACGCCCACGACATTGAGATCGGCAAGGGTGCGAGTCAGTGGATGATTAACCTGCGGGCCAGTGTGCGCCCGGTTGTGACCTATATTTTCGTTTTGGAGTTGGTCGCGCTGAACGTGGCCGGTGTGTGGTACGCCTACACAACTGGTATCCCGTTTGCGATTGCGATGGAGAATGTTTTCTCAGATGACGAGATGCTGATCCTGTCTTCAATTATTGCGTTTTGGTTCGGTACGCAGGCTTTTGGCAAAAAGTGAAAGTCTCCGCCGCTGCCATACAGATGATTAAACACCACGAGGGCGTTCGGACTAAGCCTTATCGCTGTCCGGCGCTGCTCTGGACTGTGGGCGTCGGCCATGTCATTGACCCATCGCATACGGCGGTGAAATATGAGGAACGCAAGAGTCTACCGATACCCGCAGGCTGGGATCGCGTCCTCTCTATGGGAGAGGTTGATTCTATTCTGGCTCAAGATCTTGGCCGGTTTGAGCGTGGTGTACTTAGACTTTGCCCTGCTGCTATTGATCGTCAGGGAGTCTTCGATAGTCTCGTCTCTTTTTCCTTCAACGTGGGCCTTGGGAATCTGCAACGCTCTGGGCTGCGGATGAAGACCAACCGGGGCGACTTTGACGAGGCCGCAGACGAGTTTCTCAAATGGACAAAGGCGGCAGGTCGGGTGCTGCCGGGATTGGTCAAACGTCGCAAAGACGAACAGGCGTTGTATCTATCGGGAGTTGCGTAATGCCGCTTCAAAAAGTTGAACTGCGCCCCGGCGTTAATCGTGAATCAACTTCGTATGCCAATGAGGGCGGCTTCTTCGCGGGTGACAAGATCCGATTCCGTTCTGGCTACGCTGAAAAGATAGGTGGCTGGCAGAACATCAATGTCAATGGCAGCACGTTCAAGGGCGTCTGCCGTATGTTGTGGAATTGGATCAGCACGCTTGGTCAGAACCTCGTCGGTCTGGGAACAAGTCAAAAGGTCTACATTGAGCAAGGCGGCACCTACCATGACATTACCCCGCTTGGTAACTCGCTAACCCTTTCGCAGAATCCGTTCTCAACAACGTCGGGCAGTCGGCTTGTCACGGTTACAGCCTCGGCGCACTTGTCTTCTATTGGCACCTACGTCAACTTCTCTGGAGCCACTGCGGTGGCTAGCCTCACGTTGAACGGCGAGTACGAGATTCAGACCGTTCCAACCGCCAATACGTTCACCATCTATGCTTCTGCTACGGCAAGTTCCACGACAACGGGTGGTGGTTCGCTAGTCATCGCACAGTTCGACATTGATGCAGGCAATGCGGTGTATAGCGCGGGTGTCGGCTGGGGTGGCCCGCCATGGGGGTCAGGTGGTTGGGGTTCCTCCACAGGTGCTGGTGTAGAGATGCGCCTCTGGTCGATGTTCAACTACGGCGATGATTTGATCTTCGCTGAGCGTGGTGGCGAGATTTACTTCTGGACGATAGACACGAATACGTGGGCACGTGCAGTTACGCTTGAAGAAAAAGCCAACACAGTTAATAAAGGCTTGACCCTTGGCACGTTTGCTTCGGGTGTAACAACGATTCTATTTGACGACACGACTGGACTTGATACGGGCGCGGTGCTATCGGGTAGCGGCATCGTCACCGGCACCTACGTCACAGAAGCGTGGGACTTCAGCAACTCGGTCACGATCTCACAGGCTACTAACGCCTCGGCTACGCTTTCGGACATATCTTTTAGTTACGCCGGTCGGCACGTGCCGAATGAAATCAACGTTATCATTGACTCGCCGGTTAATGACTTCATCATATCTTGCGGTTCTACCCCATACGATCCGACTAGTTTTGCTACAACGTTTGACCCACTTCTCGTGCGCTGGTCTGATCAAGGTACACCGTACGAATGGGTTCCTGCAGTGACTAACCAGTCAGGTGAGCAGCGTTTGTCGAGTGGTTCGTACATTGTCACAGCCAGCAATACCCGTCAGGAAATTTTAATTTGGACGGACACAGCCCTCTTCTCCATGCAATACGTCGGGCCTCCGTTCGTGTGGTCGTTCACGCTGCTGGATCAAGACATCACTATTGCATCGCAGAACTCAGTACTTACCGTGAACAACGTGGTCTACTGGATGGGCCGCGACAAGTTCTTCATGTATTCGGGGCGCGTTGAGACGCTGCCTTGCACCCTTCGTCAGTTTGTCTATAACGACATTAACTATGACCAGTTAAGTCAGGTAACGGCGGGTGCTAACGAAGGCTATAACGAGATCTGGTGGTTCTATCCTTCTGCTAACAGCACCATCAATGATCGATATGTCGTTTATAACTACCTTGAACGGATCTGGTACTACGGCAATTTGAACCGTACGTTCTGGGTACAGCACACGCAAAGGACGTACCCTTTTGCCACGTTCAACGTGCAGCAGGCGTATCTCGCTACGAGCATCAACTCATCTGTAACAACAATTGCTCTGACCGACACTTCGACCTTCCCGATGACCGGAACTATTACGGTGGACTCGGAGAAGATTTTCTACGCCGCCAAAGACGGCAATACCCTGACGGGTTGTGTTCGTGGGTATGACGGCACGACGTCAGCATCGCATGATCTTTATGCTTACGTGACCTATAACGTCGCTAACCAGATCATGCTGCACGAGGTGGGTAACGATGATCAGTCGGTCAGCCCTGCCCTGCCAATTGAGGCATACGTAGAGTCGTCTGACTTTGACATCCAAGACGGGCAGAGTTTTGGTTACGTCTGGCGCATTATCCCTGACCTCAACTTCACTGGGTCTACGGGTACAAGCCCGACTGTGACCCTCACGGTACGCCCCCGCCAGAACTCAGGTTCTAACTACACGAGCGCAGACAGCCCGACTGTAACGCGCACTTCGACGGTGCCGATCCAACAGTACACGGGTCAGGTCTACACGCGAGTGCGTGGTCGTCAGATGGCCTTCAAAGTGTCTTCGGCTGATCTAGGCGTGGCATGGCAGATGGGTGTTATGCGTATCGACGTTCGTCCTGACGGGAGACGCTGATGGCTGCTCCACGTGGTGTCGTACCCCCGAATCTTCCTGTTGCGCCGGGGCAGTATGATGCACGGTACCAAAATCAATTTTCTAACGTACTGCGATTATTTTTTAATCGGCTTACTAATTACATAAACGCGCCTACCGCCCATGCTTCGTATTTTGATACAACGACACAGCCAAATCCTGTAGCCAATGCCGTTAATCTTTTTACGTACAACTCCGTAGTTTCTGATTATGAAGTTACACGTGGTAATCCGACTTCCAAGATCTACGTCACTAACACCGGGGTCTACAACTTCCAGTTCTCGGCTCAATTGGACAAGACCGGCGGTAGTGCTAGTGCCGTTTATATATGGCCTAGGGTCAACGGGGTAAACCTGCCAGACTCAGCGACCAAGATTGTGATCGACGGCCCAAACAACGAGATCGTGGCGGCGTGGAACTTTGTATTGGTTCTACAAGCAAACGACTACTTTCAGTTGGCTTGGCAGTCCTCAGATACGAACGTAGTTATTCCTTACGTAACAGCAAGCGGCAATATCCCTGCTATCCCATCCATCATCTTGACGGTGAACTGGGTGTCGAACTATGGCGCGGCTATTTACCAACCGGCTACATGATAGTATTTAAAAACTTGATCCCGTGAGGGTGTTTTATGAATGACGAATTAAAAGGTTTAGCAGCACTTCTTGCTTCACAAGGTCGTGGCCCTGACAGCACCCTTGTGCATATGACGCCTGATGAAGTTAATAG